ACTGTTTCTGTGTCTGCATAGAACTTCATTGCTGAACGTGAAGCACGATATTTACGAGGCATTGCAAGCACAAGTGCTTGTAAGTCTTCGATATCTGTACCGAATGTTGCAGTGTTTGTAGAAGTGTCTTCTTTTGCAACAAAACCTTCCATGATGTTCAAGAATGCATTTGAACCAGAACCTACTCCGTTGATTGCGAGATCTTCGAGATCATTTGCGAAAGCACGAGTCATTGTACGGACCAAGTGGTCTTCCAATCCTGCACCTTCCAAGTTGTCTTCGAGTGCTTCAGTTGATACTTCCCAGTCAAGACGAATCTTCTTTGTAGAGATTTCTACCTTTGTGAAAGTAACACCAGCGTTTGTGTAAGTTGCATCTGCTTGTGCAGCGGCACGGATTACACGTTCTCCAACGTTAAGTTTTTCAAGTTCAGCAGCGTTTGTACGCATTGTTACTCTGCGTCCATCTCTTGCTAGTACTTGTTGTTCGAATATGTATTCGATAAATTGGCGTGATTGCTCAGGAGCAAGAATACCTCCGTCATTAGCGGAACTTCCTGCAACACCAAGGTCTCCTGCGGCTGGGGTGCTTACACCTCCAATACCACCAGAAACGATAGATCCTGTAGCAGCAGCCTTTTCTAAAATTTCTTCTGCCATAATTATTTCACCTCCTAGTGAATGTTAACGATATAGGTCAGCGGAATTGAGGAAACGCCCGCCCCACATCGATCCTTTCTTTATTTGTGTTTCTTCCTGTACGAACCCGCCAAGGTCGCCAGACTTACGGACAGCGGTATCATCTTCTAGTGAATCTACACGCTTTCCAAACTCTTCTACATTGTTTTTAATTCCAGCAACTTCCTCTTTTGCTGAATCAATGCTTTTTTGTAATTCTGCCATTTTGTCATTTAATGACTTTACGGTTGTCACCAAGTCTCCAAGTGCTGAAGCAACTGTGTTTTGAATCTCATCAACTGATTCTTGTACTGTATCTACAGCCTTTGCTAAATCAGCAGGTGCTTCTTCAGCACTTACTTCTTCAGCAGGAGTGGTGGCATCAACGTCTGATGCTGGTGCATCTGCTACTGCTTCTGCTGGTGCGTCTGCTACTGCTTCTGCAACTGCTTCTGCTGGTGCATCTGCTACTGCGTCCGCTACTGCTTCTGCTGGTGCGTCTGCTACTGCTTCTGCAACTGCTTCTGCTGGTGCGTCTGCTTGTGCTTCTGCCACTTCTGCAACATCATCATGTTTTGTAATTTCTTGATCTGCCATATTATTCCCCTCCTTGATAGGATTATCAGCCTTGGCTACTTTATCACCAAGTCTATTTTTCTGTGATTTTAATAAATCTTTTACCACAGAATTCTTTTCTGAATCGTTTGATTCTACGAAACCAATATTTGTCATACCCTTGTCACATGAAGGGCATGAAGAGTCTTCGTCTTTTGAAAGTCTAATTAGTGAATCTGATTCACACCAGTAAACATTTTCAAGATCTACTTTACTAATGATACCATCAATTTTATTACTACCGTCTGCTATTTTTTCAATTGATACAATATTTGCAAATTGATTAGCAGGATTATCTACTAATGATAATTCTTGGAGGTCATAGTCCTTAATAACCCTGATAGCCTTATCCAAGTCGGGGTCGTATACGCTGTCCGATTCCTTGATACTGCCACCAATAGAAAACCCAGAAAGAGTACCATCAAGAACCTTTTCCCAAGTATCTTGAGCACCTTTAGAAATATATGCATCTACGTACACCCCATTATAAAACTTATCTTCTTCTCTATTATAAAATTTATCTGATTTGAATGACATTACTCTACCGACTGCGATAGGCATATGCATCTCTCTTAGGTTACCACGAAATCTTTCAAAGGCTTTAACACTAACATCTGTTGGAACTATGTCATGTTGTTTGTCAACATTGTCAAGGGTAGCAAATCCTGATACCATACGTTTTTCTTTATCTACTTTGCCAATAGGCATAGATAGTCTAATATTATTTTCTTCAGAGTGCCAAAAGGCTTTAGTTAAATTAGTCATTCTACCTCTATTATAATAAGTGTTTATAGACACTTTATAATATTATAGCATTTATTCTTGAGATCTGCCTTCGCCCTGTGCACTTCTACCTCTTGTGGTAGATGTTGAGTCGGATGCGTTGTTAGTTCTTTCTTGGTCTCTGCGTCTATTTCCACTTGCCTGTGCTGTTTGTTCTGCTCTGGCTTGTGCTCCTAAAAGGACTGGATCTGTGCCACCTGGTCTTGCTGGGTACCCAATTCTTTCACGAACTTCATTTGGAACAACAACCTGCATACGCAAATATCTTTCGTCTATCTTACTTTGAGTATCTTCATCAGTTAAAGTTAACTCATTGAATTTAAGCAAAAGCATATCGGTCTTTTCTTTAATAAGTTTATTTATTGTCTTTTCAAGATTTCTTTGTGCTGGTCTAGCAACTTGCTCTTTAAAGGTTCTATCGGCAACTAGGGCTGAGGCTATTGATACACCTTCACCTCCACCTACCTTTGAAAATGGAACTTGGTGTGCCATTAAGATATCGTCACGATTTGCCTTACGATATTTTTCAAATGACCCATCTTGAATACCATTTTCGATTGGATCTAGTTTAAACTCTACCTTGTTATCTGGACCATCTGATGGAAGAGGAATATAAAGGGTTCTGTGATTTTGACCTTTTAGTCCTGCTTGCATAAATCTAAAAAACTTATCTTCTGCATCTGGGCTAAGTCTTGCACCCTTTAAAGTTGCAATATATCTAGGAACTGCTTTATTTTCAAAATAGTCAACATTGTATTTTGCTGCTAATTCGTTACCCACCATAGATGTTGCAGCAGCAACTGTATCTGGAACTCCATAGTATGAGTTCTTTGGAGAGTACTTCTTAATGTGAATTAATTCGTTTGGCCTAGGATCAGTTGTTACTGTGTTTGCATTTTTACCTTGAAAGTTTCTAAAATATACTACCTTTTGATTTACTATTTGAATATACCCATCACGCATACGGCGTACACGAATTGTAGTTGCTGGGATATGGCCAATGTAGCCAATCTCTCCATTTACTTTACGACCAATTTCAATATATCCGTTACCTGTTGATTCTGCATCAATATATGCTTTTTCTAAAATATGGCTAAAGGTATCTTCATCATTTAAACTTTCTAACCACTCGGTTAAAGAAGCCTTTGCTCTTTGTATTTTTCTTTGTGCTCTCATTAATGATTCTTCATTTGGTGCTTCTTCTAGTCTTGCCAATACTGAATCTGTAATTTCAAAACCATATCCAAGTCCAACTATGTTTGATACTTTTGCTGAAATTGCTGCGTGATTTGCAAATGAGTTTTCATAAAAATAAGAAAGTTCATCTAAATTGTATGGTGGTAGAACAACATCAAATAAACCGTAGGCTGTAACCATATCCATTTCTGGAAATAGTTGTTTTGACTTAGTATTACCAACACCTGTAAATGCCTTACTTACAACTCTATTAATCTTTCTTTTAAAATTATGATCTATTCCATTATAAGATTTTACTATTTCTGCATCAACATTAAAAGAATCTATTTTTTCTTTAGGTTGTGCTTTATCTAAATTATCTATTTTTGCTATTGCATCATTATTATCTTCCATTTTTTCTCATTCCTTCTTGGGCAAGCATCCATGCACCTATGTCTGTTTCGCTAGGAATTAATCCTTCTTTCATTCTATGAATTTGATTTTGATGCTCTTCGTCACTAACTCTATTTACACCAGCCATGAAATGGACCTTTCCTGCAGGAGCACCATAGTGTTCTGCCGCTTGTCTTATTTTTGCCATCTTTTCTAAATCATATGGTCTTCCTGGAACATTCATTATATTACCGTTACCATCACCAAATGGTTTACTGTCAAAGTCACATAACCAAACGTAAACTCCCCAGTCTGATTTTTTTTCTATTACTGTTAACTTAGGCTTACCATTATTTTTGAGTTTTGGCTTATTCATGTACACAAGTATACCATATTATACTGGTTTGACAAGTCTTGTCTCCCATGTAACGTTAGAAAATAGGTCTGCCCCATTTGAATTAAACAATATTGTTGCATTATCGTCAATTACTACACCAGCAGTTCCAGAATATGACTCTAAAATATTCTTTCCATCTATTGCAAACTTAAACAACTCTACTGGTGCGTACAACTCTGTCCATGTGTATACCAACCAATCATCCCATTGATTTTCTGTAGTAATAGACTCAGTCTCTGTTTCTATATCTGTAAACCTTGCTTCTTGCCAATTTCTACTTCCAACCGTAAAGTTTGATGTAATCTGTGGCTTTTCATAAATTGAAATATTATTATATAAGGCTCCTTCATATAGTTCTAAACTTCCAGATGCTAGGGGAGACTGTATGCTTGATCCAAAGGCTATTACGATAGAAGTCCATTTAAGTGGATTAATTATTGGATTTTTAATTAGATATCCATCTTGGTAAAATAGTATATCTCCTACGACTTCATTGATAATATCTGATATGAATCCAGTTTCAACGTCATATCCTTTTAATATACCCCTTTTTCCATTGTCTATAGGTTCAATAAAAAAGTCATAAGTTTTATCAATAGTGGATACCCTGGCAATTTTTTTAGTAGAGTCTATTAAATTGTCTTTATTGTACATAGCCCAAAATTGAATACCACCTAAAAAGTATGAAGCCTTTCTATTTTTATTAATAGGGATTGAAAAACCTCTTTCTGCTTGAGAGGTATAAGGCAACATTGTTATTCCAGAATTTCCAGTCAAATATAGGTATGGGGAAGTTTCTGGGTATATAGTAAATGGATTTTTATCTTTAAAAGAATATGTCCTATTATATTTTGCTACTGGATATATTTTATTACCAGACCTAGTTCCTATTTCAGTAAAGGTCTTTTCATTGGTTACTAGAGATGATAATAACATCTTTCTAATTTGTAATGGTTTATTACTTATACCCTCGACTTTAGCCTCAATATGAATAGTAATATAGTAGTCTTTAAAATCAACTAGTTCTTTAGGTGGAATTATAATTGTTCCATCTACTACTTCAAATTTTGTTTCTATTACATCGGTTGTGTTATCAAAGTCTAGAACTCTTCCTGCACCAATTTCTTGAGTATTTGTATATGTTGAGTATGCAATATTTCCAACATTATCGCTATCTTGTAAAGTAACATATGTTTTTACTAGATCCGATAGGGCATAAGAACTTGCAGAAGGAGAGGTTAAAACCTGAGTAGGAATATCAATATTAAACTGAATCATGTCTAGATCAAAATACTGTAAACCACCAGCACTAGTTACTTGCTTTCCAAAATATGAAAGGGGTATAGAGTCTTCCCAATATCCAGCACAACTTACATCTAAGTTTAGATATGTAGGGGTTAAAATTGGCTTAACAGTATAGTTTCCTACATACTGTATATCTGAACTAGAGGAATCTGATAATGCAATACCTTCGTTGTCAAACAAAGCATATGTATCCTTTTCGTGAAAGAACAAATTATTAAAAGTAAACTGATATAGTTTACCAGAGTAAGTTGAATCTCCGTAACCTAAAAGACTCAAAGATACATTTTGTGGATTAGCAAAAAAATTACCTACGGTATCTGGATAGTTTATTCTTAACTTATCAATATCTACCCCAGCAATAAAATCTGATGATTCAAGAATTGATATATTTTTGATCAATGTATTATTATAAATATACTTTAATCCACTAACATCTACGGTTACTTTAAAAACATTATTGTTATTAGAGTTATAAAAATACATCAAAGTTTCTGGAGTCTCTACTGCTGGCAATTCATCTTCTGTTCTAAATACTCCATATATTGAAGCCACATTGTTTTGAATTGGTTTAATAGTGTCAAACTCAATTGAAGAGTTAACATTGTCATACCCTAGATTTGGCTTAAGTGTAAAAAATGGAGCAGACGCACTAGACTGTATAAGGAAATTATCAATATATATATCGTTTACAACATTTTCATTTGTTATACTTACATCTTGCCAAGACTGAGAAAGTATTTCATACCAGGTAAGAGATTCGTATTCATTCCAATTTTGTGAAACTAAAGATGTAGTTAATGTTTGAGCCTCTCCAACAAATCTAAGTTCGGGCAATTCATAATCATCAAAACCAAGATATTTTGAATTAGACTCTAAGTTATTTAAATATCCAGAATTCCAAGGGTTCATGTCAGGATAATTCATAATGCTTGAATAGTTAGCAAATGGAAAATCTGTATAGTAAGACTCTCCATCAAAGTTTTCAGTAATAGACTCTGCTGGCAAAACTGCTTGTCCATATATAAATCTTCTTTTTGCAATTTGATCTGATACTAAATAAGGGTATATTGCAACACAATCAATGTCAAAAGGCTTTATGTTTTCATTACCATAAAATGCTAGCCAATCATAAACTTGATATGGAAACTCTAAGTTATTTATATCTACATCTAACTCAATGACAACGTCTCCATTAATTAAAACTGTTATTAATGATAGTCCGTATCTAATATCAACTAACATTGGTCTATACCATTTACCAACAAAATATGATTGAGAGTGTTTTCCAACATGCAATGTTAAATATTCATTTTCTACATACAGGCCATCTAAAGAAGAAATAGGTCCAAATATTCTTGCACTTATATTATTATTTGGACTTACTCTTAGCCAAAACTCTGCTGTTAAATTTTTGTATTTTCCACTTCTATTTAAAAACCCTTTTCCTGGAAACATTATAGAAGGCATACCGTCTGTTATTGGACTTTCTATTGAAGTTAAATTGTCTGATCCATATACCATAGAAAAATTTGTGTTTTTTGCCAATAACTTATTTTCATCAATAATCGCATATCCATTATCTTGATCTTGAAAACCATATGTATCTAGTGGGTAAACCTTAAAGTTAGTTTGTGGCAATATGTCTTTTATGATTTGAATACTAAATTCTTCTTTTTGAATTCCCTTTCCTTGATATAAGTATTCTTCAGACCATTGTGCTACCGCTGTATTATTAAACATTACTTGAAATTCGCTAGAAGATCCAGCCTCTTCAAAATAGTTAACCTTTACAAATGGAGTTATATAATCAAAACTTTCTGGTAGTAATAATGTATGATGCAGTGTTTGCCATATTCCACTTCCTAAAGAAGATATTGATGAGCCTACTACGGTCTCTACAGATCCACTGGTATAAGAAAAACCTACTTCAAATTCTTCTACCAAAGCACCATATTGATATAGCCATGTAGATATGCATATGCTATCTTTTGATAAATCTAGATCTGATATGTAAATTGGAGATGCATTTATTTGAGTACTGGTTACACTTGCACTAGAGGTTTTTGATAGTACTGCCAAGTCTCCGTCTGGAAAAGGATTATTAGGTGGATTTACGTATGAAGTTTCCCACTCACCATTATTGTTTAATATTTGCCAATTATCTAAACTGTAGTTAAGTCCATTAAGTGATGTATTAAAATAATTTTCATCGTCAAGACTCCACAGTGCTAGTGGATGTTCTGCAAAAACTCTTGCAGCATAAAGATTAGAAATTTTGGTCATATTAACCTCTAATCTATTTTAGCATGTTACTATTTGGTAATATCAACTATTTCGCATACCCCTGCTACACAAGATAATTCTTGAGATCCAGTAGTTCCATCTTCTTTTTCATACATTGAAAGTATTTCCCATTGAATATCTGATGGAGACTTCTTTACCCAGTCTTCATACTCATCTTTAGAAATTTCTTGATATGGGGCTTGCTTATAAGTATGCTCACTTGCTGGTAAGAAAGATACACCACCAATTGAATCAAAGTTATCAAAAACCCAAGCACCTACTCTTAGCCATTCATCTTCGTGGACATTGATCGTAACGCTAGGGTTATGCTCAGTCCAATAAGTTCTATAAATCTTCCACATCTCTAGATGATCTATGGCTGTTAAATCTTTTGTTATTGTTGCATTCTTTGGAGCCTTTTGAGGAAAATAAAATACTGTTGTTTCATCAGGCTTCATTACGTCTGGTTCATTTGGAATTCCTGAATCTTTTAAAAATTGTGTTAATGGATCATTGTTTGACCCACGAACACTTCTAATGTAATACTCTGAATACCACGGATGAATTCCGCTAGACACCCCGACCAGTTGACTTACAGTGCCTGAAGGCTTAACACAAGTAATTGATACGGAAGGATTAATGTTTAATTTTTTTGCTTCATCATTATTAACCTTAACCGACTCTAATCTCATATCAGTCAACAACTGCTCTAATGCTTTTCCTGCTGTTGAAGTAATCTTATTACCATAAATTCCAGTTAAAGAAACTCCTAATAATCTTTCTTCTTCACAATTATCTTTCCATGTCTTACGAAGATATTTAAAATTAGTTAGTGTTGATTGCCATGTTCCAAGAATTGTAGCAAGTTTAACTTTTTCCATTAAATCTTCTCTTGTATCTTCTGCCGAAATAACTACTTCTGTTAAATTACAAAATTCATTAGGACGAAGAATAATTTCTCCACATGGATTTGTTCCAGCAATCAAAGAAGCATCTCTTCTTCCAAAAGACTCTACATGTCTACGAACTGAGTCTATGTTGTAGATTCCTCTTTCTCCAGATTTTGATTCATATAGATTTCTCCACTCACGTAAAAATTGTGCAGTGTTTGGTTTAGTATTATAAACTGCTGAGTTATTTGCTAGTGATCTTTGTGATTGTGTTTCCCACCATGATCCACTTTTTGCTTTAGCCATTTCAAAATCATCAAGATTAGAAAGACTAATAAGTGCACTACGGCGTACTCCACCAACTACAACAACTTCTCCAACTTTACACATTAAATCGTGTGCTTCAATTGGTTTTAATCTACGACCTGCTGCGTTTCTAAAAGTATCTGTTGTAAATGTAAATAATGCATTAAGAGGTCCAGGACCAGAAGCACGACCACCAAAAGTTTTTAGTCTTGCTCCTGAAGGACGAACCTTTGACATATCCCATTGTGGAATTTGACCTTGTGATAATAATGCAATTAATTCTTTAAATGCTTTTGCCCATCCAAGTTTAGAATCTTCCACAACAATAGTTGTTGCTGTTTGATTAAAAGATTCTGCAATTATAGGAAGTTCATCAACATATTTTGATTCTACTGAAAATCCTACACCAGTTCCATTCATTAAAACATACATTGCTTCATCAAATGCACGAAGACTATCTACTGCAATAAAAGAACAGTTATATGCTGCAATGTGATCACGATCTAACGCTGGACCTGCAGTCATCAAGGCCCTCATAGAAGGCATAATTTTATGATTTAAAATTGAATCTTTAACTTCATCAAAAATTTTAGCATTTGGGCTATAGCCATAATTTAATACTAAATGATCTTTCATGAAATTGATATATCTATCTACCGTTTCACTCCAAGTTTCTCTTCTATTTAATTCAGGTATCCATCTAGCGTACCTAGAGATATGAATAAAATTCTTATATGGATCTGTTATTGACCCGTTTTGATTAATAAATGACATTAAAAATACAACTCCTAGTTTTTTGATTTATGAGATAATAGTATTGTACACTACATTTATGAAAGGATCAATATATGATATCAATACAAGAGGTTCATTTTTATAATAATTTAGTAGATGTTAATAAACTTGATAGTTTAATAGTTTGTCCATTTGTGAAAGATGATATTGTTGTTTCTAGAGTTGATGAAGATGACAAACCATATTTTTATTGCATTAGTTGTAGAACAACATTTAAACTAACAAGTGACATAGAACACACTATTAATACTATAATTAAAAAATTTCTTAAATAACCTTGCCTTTTTCCAATATTAGGGTTATAATAGTAGAACAATAAAATACTTCTTCAAGGAGGTAACTTATGAAGAGTGTAATATTATCGATAGTAGCGTTTATTTTTGTAGGAACTTATTCTAATTATGTAGATAGACATAGACCAATTTATACCGCCGAACCTTTGGTGGCTGTCCAACAAGGACAAGCCACCTTTAGCCCTTTAAAGGGGCTTCTAGAGGCTCGTGAGAGCAATACTGACGTTGCTGCTAGGTCTAGGGCCAACTTCACTGATCCTAAGTCTCAGAGGGCTATATTGGCCTATCAGCACTATGTAAAAGAAAATGTTCCCAACAAAGAACTATCCTGTTATTTTAATATCATTGACAAAGAATCAAAATGGAATCCTCTTGCACAAAACCCTAAATCAACTGCATTTGGCATTGGTCAATTTTTAAATAGCACCTGGGGACTAGTTGATAGTAAAAAAACTGAAAACCCATACGCTCAAATTGATGCAATGATCAAATATGTTAATTTAATTTATGGTGATGGATGTAAGGCTTGGGACTTTAAAAAATATAAAGGCTGGTACTAGAGTTCTCTGATCTCTCTATAAACCTTATCCCATTCAGGACCTCTTGCTTCAATACTATGAAACTCTTTTGCTAACTTATAGTTATTCTGTCTTTCAATATTTCTAACCTTTTGACTTTTTAACTCTTCTAGATGACCCAACCACTCATCTTTGGTATTTGCAACCCTGCCAATTCCATACTCTTCATATAAAAACTTATACTCTTCTATATTTTCTGCAATAAAAGGAATACCAGCAGCAGAATACTCTAAACCTTTTATAAATGATTTTGCAAGATTGAACTCAACATGTCTCAATGGAACTAATCCGATATCCATTTTTCTAAACATTTCTCCATAAGTTAATATAGGCTTCATGCCTTCGCTAGAAAATCTTTTAGCAGGAATTTGCATTTGCTCTTGAACCGTTGGGGCATTAATAATATGACCAGAGTGATGAAAACGTAAATCATTTTTTTCAACAAACTCTCCAACAAAAGGACTCAAAGTTTCTAGATCTCCAGAACGCCAAGGAGTTGCTCCCACCCAACCAACTGTTGGCCAATTACCAGAAGTATCTTTTCTCATTTGAAAGTTTTTAAAATCTAAAGAATTTCTAACCATGTATATAGGTTTATTTGGATATTGTTTTTTATAAAAATCTCTTAGAAAGGGAGTAGAGGTAATTAAGGCATCTGCTAATTCCATACCCCTAAAATAATGATCTCTATTATTTTTAGGATTAGTTTTAGGATCAGTTGAAGTGTATGCCATATTTGTTGGCTCCAAGCCAGCATGGTGATCGTCTACATCTATTACAATTTTTTGACCACGACTTTGTGCTTCAGGAATATTGTTAACTAAATTTTCTAACATCATAAGTTTTAATACAACTATGTCCCAACCATGAATTGCTTTTTTATCTGGAATTAATAATCCAAAACCATGTTCTGGAGAAAATGCTGGAAAGCCCATTCCAACTTCCCAATCTTTTTCTTTTAATTGTTGCATTGGAAGAAAACATCTATACCAAGCACATCCATTTGGTTGTAAAGGCTTAGTTCCCCATGACCAATCATAGGTTAAGAAACATACTGTAGGTTTTGACATACTAAACTTTCTATTAAGGGGTGGATAAGATTGTGTCCTATCCACCCGATACTGCTAGTTAATTATTTTTTCTTTTTATCTGCTACTTGGTTAATTCCAAATTTTGTATCTTTTGGATTAACTGCACGAATAACTACCCATGCTGCTGCTGATAGTGCTGAATTGAGAATTGTTCCCAATGCGTCTCCAGTTAATGCTGATACATCTGCACCTGAAGCGGTAAATTGTGTAATCAAAGCGATTACAAAAGCATTGAGTGCTGACTCTAATACTTTTTTATTTAGTAATGATTCCATTGATTGTCCTCCTTTTAAGAACATCGATTATATTATTGTACACCCTCCGTAGAGTGATGTCAATCCTTGTACCAGAATCCTGGCGACATATACTTTAATCCCTTAGTAACAACCATAGACTGGTGGTAGTAAGGATCTACTGATGGAAAGGCTATTAAACTTCCTGCGGTAGGCTTAATTAAAACTTCTTGTTCTTTAAAATATAATTCTCCACCATCATAATTATCATTAATATATAAGACTACAGATAGCACAGGAGATCTTTCATCATCATATGAATCAATATGAGATCCCATTTCTTTTCCAGTTGAATATTTGGCTATTGATATTGGTGTTAAATATCCTAAATCTATATTATGTTCATTTGCATAATCTTTAGAAGAGTTAACTATTGCATTACGAACTTTTTTATTTATCGATGTAAGTCTTTCATTAGTTTCATCAATGATAGAAGGATTAATAATTTTTTGATACCCGAAATCGTATGAGTCATCACTTGCCTTCCACTGTTTCCACCTTGTTATAGATGTAGTATTATTTAATAACTCATCTGTTTCTTCAATATCTTTTATTAAAACATAAGGATTTTCAATAACATCCTCATAATAATGTATCTTATCAAACTTAGTTATCTTCATCTTTAAATCCAAACATAATTGCTGATATCTTACTTCCTGCGGTAATTAGACTAGGCATATGACTATATGGTTCAACAGATGGGTATATTAAAATACTTCCAGCACTAAGTTTTAATGTTACATTTTGTTTATCAAATACCATTTCTCCTCCATAGTAGTTATCATTTAAGGTAATAATAACTGTTACACATGGGGAGTTATGTTCTCCATTAGAATCTGTATGAGGCCCTAAGTGTTTTCCTGGATACGATTTATGTACAATCATATCTGTAAATTTTTTTATTTTTATGTTATTTTTTATTTCATAATCACTAATACAATTTTCTAACTTATCTTCTATATCTGTTATCTTAACCTTTTTATATTCAGTAAACTCATAAGGGTTTAGTTCATGTATTTTAATACCATTAATTTCTTTTGTTGGATAAAAAACCCATGGATCTTTTTCATTATTTATCCTATCTACAATATCTTGATAATTTTTTATTACATCTTTATAATAATATATTTTTTCATTAATATATAGGTTATACAAGTTTATTTCCCTTGTCCCACTCTATTTTTTGAACTGCTTGCTCTTCTCTAACCTTTTCAATTTCCTTTTCCCACTTATCCAAAGTTTCTTCATCATATACTGCATCAGCATAATCCCAAAATGAAACCATTGTATACCTTGTTCCTTTTGTTATTTCTTTTACTCCATGAATATTTTCGTGACCACCTGGGAACATAATGAAGGAATACACAGGAGGTTTAAACTCTAACTTATGATCAGGGAAATATAGTTCTCCACCTTCGTAATCATCGTTTAAGTATAATATACCAACATATTTATTTATATGAAAGGCGTTTGGATTTCCATCATGGTCTGAGTTGTCTGAATGTGGTGCAGCAAATCCTCCAACTTTCCATTTTTGTGCATGAGATGTGTTTGCTCTTAATTCTCTTTCAAAAAACATCTCACATGATTGTTTAAACTTATCTCTTAAATTATCAAAATGTTTAGGATCTAAACCTAATTCAATAAGCCTTTGATCATGTGGTGCCAAGCCCATACCAAGAGAATTATAAAAAGCAATATCTCCCCAAATTTGTGCTTGAGACTCAAAATATTTAATCATTGCCTTTGCTTCATCTGCTGTAACAAAGTTATCAATTCTTGCAATATCGTTTTTATAGAATTTAAGATCTTCTTTAGTAAAAGTCATACACCCTCATGTCCTTTTCTATTCTTTCTTCTTCCATTTTACACCATATTTCTTTTCCATACTTTTCTTGATTTTTAAGCCATTCTTCAGAGCCTGTATGATAGAACTGGTAAAAAGATCTAATTAAATATCTTGGATTTCCAGATATCTTTTTAACACCATGTAGATAAGGGTGCTCGTCTGCTAAAAATTCAGGGTGTCCAGATGGAAATACAATTACATCTCCAGCAACTGGTTTATAATCTATATACTGATCTCCAACTTTAAATGATATTTCTCCACCGTCATAATCGTCATTTAAATACATAGTGCAAGTTAAAGCAAATTTATATCCTGGAACATCTTTCATCCATGGTACGTAATCTGTATGCCTAGACATACTCATTCCTTTTCCTACTCTACCCTCTTCGCCTTCGTCTGGTATATATTTGGAAAATGAAGGACCCATCATTTGCCAATCTCCAGGTAGGTCTAATTTATATTCTTTTAAAAAGTTATCAGTGCTATCAAAAAATGCTTTCTTAACCATTTCAAGATAATTTATTTCTTTTTGTAATTTTTCATTTTGTATACCAGAATGTATGGCGTTATTGTCTATTTGATAAACGTAAGTTCCAAAAAAACTCCACGGTTTCCAGTCTTTAAATAAATATGTTGTATCTGAATCTTCTTCTGCTTTTTTTAATATATCTACTAGATCATCACAGTTATTTAATAAACCTTTATATACATGTATCTTAGGAAATAGTTTAATATATTCCATTTATTTACCGTGCCCTACTATAGTCCAAAAAAATGGAAGTGTGTATCTAACACCAGCAGTAACTTCTTTTACCCCATGTATAAAGTTTTTATCTCCTGGAAAAAAATATGCTGCACCTGCTTTAGGTTTAAACTCAATATCATGTTGTGGAAAGTATAGTTCTCCACCTTCATAATCATCATTAAGGTACATTAATCCAGCAATGTCATAATATGGAAAATTATTTGGTTTTCCTGAGTTTTCTCCTTCATGCAATTCTTTATCTGCATGTGGTAGTTGATAATTTCCTGGAAACCATCTTACAAAAGCAGGAAATGTTGGTACGGCATTAACGTTTAAATGAGCATCTACCTTTTCTTTAAATCTTGCTAGTAGTTCTACAATTTTATCTCTAACTATATTTGCTGAATCTTGTTGTGCAATTTCTTTTTGATTTGCTACACGGTTAGCCCAAAAACTAGCATCATAAATCATAACACCATCTTTATCATAAACACTTTCATCTTTGTGCCAATTTTCTAAGTTAACTGCAAAGTTATACAATAACTCTTTATCTTCTTTAGTCATAAAATCTTCTAAACTTACAATATTGTCTTTAGATGATCCAAAAGATCCAGACGGGGTTATAGATACCCTATTTTTATCTGTTTCTTCCATTAATTTTTCTAATTCTTTTGGATTCATAATTTTATTTTACCATAGGACTATTCATATGATCTTCTATGCCAGTCTACATTTTTATATACCCCTCCATCAGGCACTCTATATTTAGCAGCATTATCAATATTTTTTTGAGGAATAGACATTGGGTCTTCAACAATTATAGAAGAAGTCCAGTTTTCTCTTTTAAACGGAAATACCTGAACAAATGGGGTTCCTTTAGGTATTACACCAGTCCAGCCTTCTCTTAAAAAAAATGGTAGGTTTCCATTAAGGTTAACAACATCGTTATCAATAATTCCAGATGTATTTATAAATGGTAAATCAAATCTATTAAATGGAGTTGTATACAGAGCACTATATCCTTCTGGTAATATAGTTCCCCAGTCTACAAACCAAGAGAAATGATCTAAGTAGTATCCGTCTGGTTGATAAAATCCAAGCATTGGTGGTCTTTCACTACAAAAACTTTGATTTTTTTCATCAGTTATTTTATGACGAATATCTCCTTGCTCATCTAAATAAAACTCTATATCGCAAGGGGTATACATAAAATATCCACTCATCATTACATCCATAAATGGCATACATGCCTTCCAACTAGCAATTTTGCCACCGTCTTTATCTTCATAATATTCTTTAGTTTCAGGGTTAGTTATAAATCTTTCTGCTTTTGTATACCACTCTGGTAAAGACTTAGATGCAGAAGATGGTTTAGTGCTGGTTCTTTCTGTTTGCCAAAATCTGTTTGTAATAAACTTTATTTCTTTGCTATCCACTATTTCTCCTATTATCGTTTATTATTAGTTTTAAAGACTTTACCTCATGTTCACCAATTTGAACATCGTTATGATCAGTAGCATTTCTATACCAGTTAGTCCATTCACCCTTTTTATTAAGTTCATATGCCACCTTGCCTCTTTCTTCATTATCTTTATACCACTTCTCATCCATATCAAAATCATTTAAATTTAATTCTATATCTGACATGCTAGTTAAAGATATAGGTACAAGTGTTGCAAATGGCTCATTTGCTTTAATTGTTATAGCCTTATCTGGCTTTAATATTTTTATAGCAGAAGGAAATTCTTGATCAAAAAATGAGGTACTAATTAAACTAGTAAAAGTTTGATATGAATCATTAAACATGTTTGGTACTGGCATATGTAAAAAACTAATATTGCTATCTGACTTTATAACTATACCAGTTTTAAAACTAACAGTTGCATTTGCCCTAGAGTTTTGTATAAATTCTTCTCCAGAAAGTATTTTTATGTGTTCTGGTGATGAATCACTAATTCCATCCCAAACAAAAGTAACATCTATTGGTAAAGATAATTCATACCCTATAGTATTTGCCAAACTTATAGGAAAACATTTATAGGCATGTTTTTCAGCAGTTTCTTCCATCCAATCTCTTTTTATTCGTGTTTGTTTTATATTAACAGATTGGTTTTGACAGTAAACATTTACTGTTGACATTAGTCTTCCGTATTATTATAAATTTCTGGTGTATGATACTTAGCACTATAATCCAACATAGTTACTAAAGAATATTTAACACCAGACGTTACCTTTTCAGCAACATGTGGATACATAAAATTAGAAGGAAATACGTACATGTCTCCAGCCTTTGGTTTAATTTTTAAACCCTGCAATCTAAATGACAGTTCTCCACCTTCATAATTATCATTTAAATAACAAACTAACGAAACTGTACAATTATATGAATATCCATGATCATGGTGTTCCATAAAATGTTGACCTTCACCATATCTAATAAAGTTAAATGCTTCCCAATATTTTAAGTCCATAATATTAAATCTAGATCTATAGTGATCTACTGCTGCAGCCTTTCTATCGTAACATTGCTGCCATATTTTTGCTAATTCATTATATTCTTTTGATCCATCATCAACCAAATCTGATTTTTTATATTTAAAATCAACACAGTCACGATAGTCTGGCATAACTTGACCATATCCTACTTGTGCAACTATCCAGTTATATTGACTTTCTGGGTTAGATAATACTTTTTCTAATCTATTGACTAAGTCTAATGATTCTGGTAATACATCTCTATAAACATATATGCCATTACCTAAGTCTTCTACTTCTGACCATGATTGAACTATATTTTCTTCTCTTTGCATCATGATGACCTTTCTGTTAGATCTATAATATCATAAAGATACTAGTTTAGCAAGAGCACTGTTTATTTTTTAATTCTTCTATTTCTTTAGTTAGTTCTTGTACTGATTTTACAAGGATAGGTATCATCTTAATATAGTTTATCTTTAATTGACTTTCATTAGAATCATCAACCATACCCAGCCACTCTACACCGTATTTTTCTTGAATTCTTTGTAGGTCTTGAGCAATAAAACCAGCATCATTTACTCCAGCAACTGACCCATCTCTCATATTCCATACATAAGATACTGGTAATAAATCTTTAACAAAGTCTAATCCCAATTCTAATGATTTAATATCTTGCTTGTCTCTTTCGTCTGAATAAAAGTTAGGTGGGAAGAATGGTGGAAAGAATGGTGGAAAGAATGGTGGGAAGAATGGTACTGGTGAAGGTGTAACAGAATTACTTATTCCAGAAGCGGTAGAAGTTGCAATTCCGTTAGACAATGTAACAGTAAATGTATAAGACACACCTGCTGTTAATCCATTGACAGTAATTGGAGAAGTTGAACTAGTTCCAGTTATTCCTCCAGGACTTGATGTTGCTGTATAAGTTGTTCCTGTTGGTTTTCCTAAATATGATGGGGCTGTAAAGCCAACTGTAGCACTTATAATTCCTGCAGTTGCAGTACCAATTATAGGTGTTCCTGGTTGTTTTCCACCACTATTTGATCCAATAATTAATGGCATTTTATACCTGCTTATTTCTACAAACTATATTTCCAGCAATAAATGCACTATGATCTTCTACAGATATAGCATATGTTACTTTTGGAGATTCATCTTTTGTTATTTCGGTAATTTCAAGGGGTACAAATTTATTATCTTCTTCACTATAAGACATTATCTTATTACCAATAGTTAATTCATTTGAGGTAATAAATTTCCAATTACCCCCGTCTTCTACTAGTACTGGTTGCTCTAAGGATACCCTTGTAGACTCATCATTATTAAATATTAAAGTTTGTTTAATAATTGGATAAACACTTTTAATTTTAGTTTTTACTAATGACATATCTTCAATATTTGAATGAGTCATAGCCCAAATATCTTGACCTACCTCTAATTCTTCTGCTCTTGCATGTTTAATAGAATCATTATCTCCTACTGTTTTAACTAATGTTTCTGCATAGATACATCCTGCAACGTGAATACTATTTACATAAAATCTTGGTGGGAAGAATGGTGGGAAGAATGGTGGGAAGAATGGTGGGAAGAATGGTGGGAAGAACGGTGGGAAGAACGGTGGAACAATTGCTGTTATTGAATTACTTGCTGCAGATTCTGGACCAAAACCTATTCCATTAGACAATGCAACCTTAAAAGTGTAAGCGGTTCCTCCAGTTAAACCAGTTACTGTTATTGGAGATGATGAACCTGTTCCTGTAAATGATCCAGGGGTTGAAGTTACTGTATAACTTGTTCCTGAAGGTTTTCCTAAATATGATGGGGCTGTAAAAGAAACTGTAGCATTTTGAATTCCTGCAGTTGCTGTCCCAATTGTTGGAGCACCTGGTAATCTTCCAGCATTTCCTCTAATTTTTTTAGACATTTTATGATGCTAAGTCTCCTATCGCAACCCAAGTATTTGTTGCTCTTTTTATAAGAGTAGCAGATGTCCATTGTGCACGAAGTTTTAATCCTGGGCTACCGTTTACGGTAACTCCAATACCAGCAGCAATAGTTGTTTGTCCAGATCCTGTTTGTAAAATTATAATTTGACATCCTATTGGAAAGGCTACATCAGAATTTGGTGGAACGGTTACGCTATTAGCGGAAGCATTATCTCTTTCAACCATTTTTCCTACATCTGATAAAACTAATGTATATGTAGCAGAACCAGTTTGAGCATTTTGTGGAATTCTTATGTCTGATGGTCCAGTTGATGTTATTGTATCTAAAGTTGCACTGGTTGCAATTACACTTGTTGATTCTAATGAACCAATTTTCAATGTATCATATGTAGCAGAAGTAAAATCTACCGTTGTAGATGGAAGAGATGTTACGTCAGAAAATAATTTCCATTTTCCAGAGTCTGAAACATCTTTAACCAATCCTGAATATTTTTCTCCAGAAGAATTATATTTAGCAACAGTTCCTAAATCTACAGAGTTTGCAGCGTTGTCACTTGCTAATAATATTAAAGGATCTTTTACTGATAAATTTGTTGTATTAATAAATGTTGTTGAGCCACTAACTTGTAAATCTCCAGTTACCGATAAATCTCCACCTACGGTTAAGTCATCTGTGATTGTTACATCGTCTGGTAAACCAACAACAACGTTTCCTACAGATGCGGACACCGATACTTCGTTTGCTGTTCCAGTTAAAGAATTAACGGAACTTTCTTCTACTTCTGTCAATCTATCATTAATATCTTTAAGGTGAGCGTGAACACTATCTGAAGAGGGTGCTCCAGCACCACTATAATTATCTATTCCATAATGATATAACTTAAAAGCCTCAACTATATTTGCCTGATCGGTTAATGAAGGTATTTTTGTATCAAATTCGGTAGCCTCGTATCCAGAAGCATCACTTAAAAATTGTCCAGCCATTTTATCACCTTCTTAAATTATATCAGAACGTTGATAGTAATATTGAAATCAACAATTCCTACTAAATCTACTACCCCGCCACTTTCATCTTGTTCTGTAGCAATAATCTCAAATACTAAAGACCTACTTGAGGAAGTTACCAAACCTTTATCTACTACAGCAAATGAAATTGCTTTATCATGTTCTGGGGTTAATTGTATAGAAAAATTACTTGAAGTTAGAGTTCCAGGAGCATCGTTATATATGTCATTTACTGGTATGCTCACACTTACTGATCCACTTACAAATGTTAAAGGCTCAATTACACTATATGTAACTGGTTGAAATTTTAATACAGAACTCCACTCGTTACCACTAGGGGTAACGTTGTATGAATATATAACTCCGTAATCTGAGCCAAAATCTGTTCTTAAATATAAATCTCCTACTATTGCAGGCTCGTTAACAAATACTCCAGTATTAATATTTGGATCTCCTGATCCAGTGTAGATAAGACTTCCTCTTTGTCCAGGGGCACCAACATCTAATCCTAATTCTATAACTTCGGGTGGGCCAAATACTGTAATTGATTCTGTTGAAACTACTGAATTAATAGCCATTACGAAACCCTATCGGTAACATCTTGAGTTACAGTTATTGTTCCAGTCAATAAAGTATATTTAGTTGAAGCACTAGTATCACTAATTTGAACATCATAAACATATGAGTTAGCAGATAATAAATCTCCTACTGCTGGTGTAATTTTACAAGTTAAACTAGATGATCCAGAAACTACGGTTCCAAATCCTATTTCTTCTCCAGAAGATCCTCTAGCGGTAGCAATTGTAAATAAATTTGAATCGTACTCTGTTAAGTTAAAAGTTGTTCCATTTGCATTTTTAGGATAAATAATAAATTCAAAACTATCTCCACGATAGTAGTTAAAGTTGTATGTTGCTGGAAATGCCATATATACCCCTCACTATGCTGACAAGTCGCCTATGGCAACCCAAGTATTTTCTGCTCTTTTAATTAATACAGCAGACGCCCATTGTGCACGAAGTTTTAATCCAGGAGTTCCGTTAATTGTTACGCCTGCTCCTGGTGTTATGGTTGTTTGTCCAGTGTTTGTTTGCAATACTGTTAACTCGGTTCCAACTGGAAATGCTACAGAAGAATTTGGAGGTACTGTTAATGTATTTGCTGAACCAACATTCATTTCAACTATCTGATCTGCATTTGACAAAATTAATGTATAGTTTGAAGTTTCGCTATCAAATGTATTTAGTTTATCTGCTTTTGTTGCTAGATTAATTCCTGTTAATTGAGATCCGTCACCAATAAATGCAGACGCATTTACGTTTCCTATAACGCTGGCTGAGCCCATAGCAACTGCATCTAAAACTGCTTCATTAAATGCAATAGTTCCAGTTGGTTCTGTTTCTACACTGGAGAAAAATTTCCATCTACCATCTGTTGCGTCTTTTACTAATCCTGTGTGTGCGTAAGAACCGTCATTATAATTTCCTACTAATCCAATATCTACTAAGTTAGCACTTGAGTTGCCAGCAAGATAAATCATTGGGTCATCTACTTTAAATTCTGTTACGTTAATATATGCTGTTGACCCAGAAACTATTAAAGTTCCATCTATTTCTAAATTACCAGTAATTACTCCACCTACTTGTGGAAGATAAGTTGTTGCTGCATTTGATTGTGTTAAGTATGTTGCCGACCCTGCGTCAATAGCACGTTGATTTGTAAAATATAAACTAGTTCCTTCTGATACATCTGTTGTAGTTAAAGCATCTGCATATGATACTGCGGCAGCAGAAGCACTAACTAGTCCTGCTGTTAAATTTAAAGCAATAATTTCTGAATCTGTATAATTTGTATTTGCAACTGAAGCGGTATTAATAATTCCAACTAATTCTACTTCTGATAAAGATATATTATTATTTATTGTTGTTTCTAAATATCCTAATTCTGCATCTATATACCCTGTCAATGCTCCACTGGCACTATCAACTCTAAAATCTGTATAATATATATTTGCAGCACTTGCGTTATTTATTTGATTAACTATAGTTGTTGCAAAGTTTGCATCGTCATTGAGGGCTGCTGCCAATTCGTTAAGGGTGTTTAAAGCACCTGGTGCTGCATCTATTACAGCATTAACTTGTGATGTTGCTTGGGATAAAGCATATGCTGAAGCACTTTGAACATAGGCTTGAGTAATTGCTTCTGATACAACTGCAAAAGTTGAACCATCATATCGATAAATTTTATTATTTGTAGTATTAACCCATAAGTCTGTTTCTTTTGGATCCAAAGGGGTATCTGGACCAATGATTATTGGTCTTCTTTTATTTGTAGATAATGTCATTTATACCTCTTTTAAATTATAACATAGATATGTATAATTTTACATACCCCCAAAATTATGAAATTCTATTTACATACCCTGAAATTGACACTACGTTTGTTGTTGCTGCAAAAGCCCGAACAACTAAAGAATTTTGCAATACTAATCCTGGAACTACTAGTACTAATCCAGATTCACCAGGTATATTTATTTCTATTTGATCTTTTTCAGCAGTACCACCAAATTCTACTGTAAGTTTAACTGTTGAGGAACTTGAGTTGTCTGCATATAACCATATTTCATCTAAACCAGATGTTCCTGATACTGCTGTATGAATAGTTGTTCCTGGAGTCGAGGTTGCAGCCACCAAAGTTGATGCACCATTTGTAGACCCAGATAATAAAACTTTTGAAAATGTTGGCATTTTTACCTCTCTTTTATTATATCATTTAATAATATTTTATACAACAAACGGATATCTTATTATTACTATTCCATTTGATCCAGCAGCACCAGATCCTCCACCATTTCCAGCACCACTTCTTAAAGAACTTCCAGAGTTTCCAGGAGTTGAACCACTACCATTATTAATAGTTTGTCCTAAACTTGAACCTCCTCCACCACCACCACCAGAAAGACCGTCAACACTGGGATTTAATCCAGCAGTTCCACCTAAAAATCCACCACCACCTCCACCAGATCCACTATGATCACCACCTGTTGCGGTAGCATTTTGTCCATTTGTACTTCCACTAGCACCAGTTACTCCAGCAGTTGCTCCAGCACCTTGACCAGCAGTTCCGTTTTGACCACCTCCACCACCGTTACCAGTTCCGTTGTATCCAGTTTCTGTTCCTCCACCACCGCCACCACCACCTGCAGCAACAATAATAGTTCCAGAAAATAATAATAAACTTCCAGCACCACCTCCACCACCAGTTCCAGAACATGGAGAGGTTCCAGCCTGACTTCCATTTCCTCCTGCTGCACCACTAGCACCAAGTCCTCCAGCACCTCCAGTTCCTATAACACATCCTTGTGTACCTAATTGTCCACCACCACCAACACTTATTGTATATGTTCCTGGATTTGTAATAAAAGTTGAAGTTGAATATGCACCACCTCCACCAAAACAATATGCTCCACCTCCTGTTCCGCCAGCAGCACCACCGCCTCCCCACATAAAAACTTCTATTTGACCTGGCATATCAGAAAAAAATGTTTGAGATGTTCCAGGGGTAGTATAGGTATGATATTTATATCCATCTCCTGGAATACTAATTACTCCACCAGTTGCATTATATTTTGTTAAATCTCTTAATGGATTAGAAACTAATCTACTCATTCCAGCACTTGTATAAAATCTTCTAATTCCTAACATTATGAGAACATCCTACCTGAAATTATTGCTTGACTGTCATCAACAGCAGCACCAAGTTGAACCCAACTACTTCCATCATAAACCTTTAATGCAGGAGGTGTGCTATTTGAATCGAGCCACATATCACCAGTTACTGGACTTTCGGGGGTAGAAGTAGAATAAGGTATTAACTTTTCATATTGAGTAGAAGCACTTGATTGGGTTAAGTAGGTAGTGCTAGCACTTGATTGGGTCAAATAAGTTGTAGATGCAGTTGCTGTTGTTAATCCTGCTGCTTGTGTAAGATAAGTTGAACTAGCATTTGATTGAGTAAGATATGTTGCACTAGCATTTGATTGTGTTAAATATACAGATTGAATAGTTGAATAAAAATTAGGATCATCATTCAATGCCGCCGACAATTCGTTAAGAGTGTCTAATGTTCCAGGTGCTGAGTCTGTTAAAAATGTTACTGCTCCTGCAGATGCTGTTTGAATAATTGTTGAATAATCAATGGCAGATATTTCACTGTCAGTATAAGATGCAGCGGCTGCACTTGCTGTAATGATAGTGCTTGTTAAATCTATGTTAGATAGTTCTTGGTCTGTGTAGGCTACGGCTGCTGCAGAGGCTGCTTGAATGGCAGGAGTTAAGTCGGGGGTAGCATTATCAGTATATTGTATTGCTTGTTGTATTATATTTACAGAGGCAGCATTAACTGCTGTTATTAGTTCACTATGAGTTGTTACAGTTGTATCTGCTGTAAAAATTTTTGATAGTTCTCTTGAGTTTGACAATTTTTATTCCCCTCCCTTTATTATAGTTATTAAATTAGATACTTGATTGGCTAAATCTCTGGCTTTTGACATTATTCTTTTATATACTCCTTATTTTTGCAAATATCACATTCTTCTACCTCGTGAATATTTCTATATTTTAATTCTGGATGACATGTACCACATTTTATAAATTCAATCATGCAAATGATGATGGAATAGTTAATGGATATCTAACTATTACTATTCCACTTCCGCCTTTTCCACCATTCCAAGCAGAGTATCCTCCACCTCCACCTCCACCAGTATTTGCTACTCCATCAGAAGCATAGTTTGCTGGATTTGCTCCACCATTTCCTCCACCACCAAGTCCACCAGTTCCTCCAGATCCACTACTTGCCCAAGCAGATCCACCACCACCACCAGCATAATATGTTCCAAAAATTGATAAACCTATTCCACCATTTCCACCACGACTACCATTTTGACCAGCCTCTCCAACAGCACCAGCACCTCCACCACCACCACCATTATATGGACTTGCTGTTGAACCACCATTTCCACCCCGATTACCTTGATTTGAAGTTCCTGAGCCTCCTTGACCACTACTGTATGATCCACCACCTCCAGAACCTCCACCATTTCCAGCACCTGTTTCTGCTGCACCGAAACCACCACCAATAGCAGTTTGATTATCAAAAACAGAATTTGAGCCATTACTTCCAGTTGTTTGTCCACCATTTCCAACAGTTACTGTAACTGTATTTGCAGTTGGAGTAAAAGAAGCATTATATATTAAACCACCAGCACCACCTCCACCCATAACATTTGCTACTCCGTTTGCACCAAAACCACCACCTGCTACAACTAATAATATTGCTGGTTGATTTATAAAGGGTGTTGGAATTATCCAACTAGAAGTTCCAACTGTTGTAAAAGATTTTTTTGCATAGGTTTGACCATTAAAACTTTCTGTTGCAAATCCCAGCCCTTCTATATATGTTAAGTATCTTGAAGAAGATAATATTTGAGATTTTGTTAAATTTTGACTAATAGCATTTTGAATATAATTTATTAATCCAGTGCTAGAGTTTGCTGGTAATAAAGTAACCAATTCACTTTTACTAAACAAACCATTATTTGCTAGTGAAGTTATTTTGCTACTATTAATAGCCATTATGCAATCTCCATTTTAAAAGCATTAAATGCAACTGATGCAGTGCTTGCAAAAACGGACAATACGTCCTGTGCTCCCATCGTTATACCCTGAGTGAAAGCCACTGTTTCGTTTCCTGAAATTGTTGCATTATAAACAATATAGTTTGCATTTGTAATTGACACACCATTTGGCACTACAGCAATTCTATATGTTGCGTCAGCAGATGCTGTATTGCAAACATTTATTGTTGAAATAACTGCTTGTGTTGAACTAGGAACGGTGTAAAGAGTGCTCAGCGTATTTGCTGCTGGTAATAAATAAGAAGCAGATTTAATCGTTTCTGTAGCCATTTAAGCCCCCATTAATAAAAAGTGTGTCTTTAGTCCGCCGCCACCAGCACCAGATACTGCAATCCACTCACTACCATTATACACTTTTAATGAGGGTGCTGCTGATGCTGTTGAGTCTATCCACAGTGTTCCAGCAATAGGAGTAGAGGGAGATGATGATACATAATCAATATTTGGCTCATAAATATTTGATGCATCTGATTGGCTTAAATAAGTTGTAGAAGCATTTGTAATAGTTAAATATGTTGTAGATGCTGTAGAAGAATCTAACTTTGTTGATAAAGAATTTGTTACCGTACTTGCAAAACTTGCATCATCATTTAATGCTGCTGCTAACTCATTAAGGGTATCTAAAGTTCCTGGAGCAGAATCTACCAAATATGTTACTGCCGCACCAGAAGCAGTATTTATAATAGACTGCTCATTTATTTGTAATATATATGTTGATGATCCAGCATCTATTGATCTTTGATTTGTAAAATATAACTGGTTTCCTTCTGATATGTCTGTAGTTGTTAAGGAATCCGCATATGATACTGCTGCTGCACTTGCTGTTTGAATAGTTGAAGATAAATCAATAACTGCTAACTCTGAATCTGCATAAGAAGCAGCCGCAGCCGAGGCGGTATTTATAGCAATATTTAATTCATCACTATTAACAATAGGACTATTGTCATCAAATATGTTTGATATATCTCTTGTTCTACCCATAATATTATTATATGCTCCTTATGTTAAATACCTGATTATTACTATTCCACTACCGCCGTTGCCAGCGTTATTATTAATCCCAGTGCTTCCAGAACCAGTTCCACTACCTCCACCACCAGTGTTTACTGTACCATTATTACCATTTGCATGAAAGGCACCACTTCCTCCACCTCCAGAACCGCCACTTCCTAAAGTTCCTTGAGAGTAACCAGTTCCACCAGCACCCCCTCCTGCATAATATTGACTTGATCCAGTTATTGATGAAATCGATCCTATTCCCCCACTTCCACTTGATGAACTTGTTCCGCTAGATCCAGAAGCACCAGCACCTCCGCCGCCGCCGCCGCCATAAGAAGGACTGTTTCCGTTAGATCCTCCACCATTATTACCTTGACCAACAGTTCCAGTTCCTACACTAGTATTACCGTCAGCAGTTCCACCACCAGAACCACCAGATTTGCCATTTAACGAACCACCTTTTCCTCCAGCACCACCACCAATTGCAGTTATGGTGGCAAACTCTGAATTACTTCCATTTGTTGTTGTAGATGATCCTGAACCACCAGCCCCAACCTGTATCGAATAACTTTCTGAAGAAATTCCAATACTACCAGTTCTCATTCCTCCAGCACCTCCACCACCAGTTCCACCAGAACCAGCAACACTATATCCTCCACCACCACCACCAGCAACAACCAAATACTCAACTTCTAATGGAACATTTGCTGTAAAAGTACCATTTGATAAAAATGTATGTATTGTGTAACTTCCAAATGTTGTAACGACTCCACCAGTTGCTTTTTCTCTAGTAAATTTTGGAATTCTAAAAAAATTACTGCCATAAGTTTGTAATATTGGAGCAGATGCGGTAGATATGTCAATCCAAATACGTCCATCTGTATTTCCCGAGGTAGGAGAAGCACTATTAATATATATCCTACTATCTAATGAACTACTAACATCAATATTAGAAAT